TCTCCACAGTCTCAGGGGTCAGGTTGGTATCTGCACCGGAACCTAAGGAGAACTGAGTGGTATCCGTGAAGAGGATCAGGCGTTCATCCCAACCGACTGCTGCTCGTAGCGAAGATACCTGAGAGTGTGCTACCGATACATCAATGGGATCTGAATCAATGATCTGCGTTGATGTTGTACGCCAGAAGCCAAAATAGTTCCCCGCCTCACTCATGACCACCTTGTTGTCCGCGAGGAAACCAAGGCGATTCCTGTAGAGGAACATATCGTTGATCTTGCGTCCAACGAATGACGGAGGGGCTGCTGTTACAGCATCACCTACCAGGCGGAGATCCCATGTGGGTTTGTAGCATCCAAAGTTGCCATCTGACCTTCTTACAAGGACATAAGGCAGCGTGGTATCTGAGAGTGTCGTAGTAACACCGAAGCCAACAGACTCTTCCCAGCGGCCTGAGCCGGTGATCCCATCGTTAGCGATGAAGATCCCGTAGTAGTCGCTCGTAGATGGATCTTCAATGTCAGCACCAATGGCTATCTTGAATCCATGAGGAGCCGCTAGGGGTAGATCGGATATACGGGCTACCTTGCCCTTAGCAGCGGACATGATGGTGCCACCAGCAGAATCAGATGTCTTGACGGTGAATGTCTTGGCACCACTAGTTTGATCCTGAGTCAGGACTATGGTGGATCCTGTGAAAGATGCTGTTACAAAGTGAGTAGTGGTTGCTATGTTAATCAGGTTAGCCAAGGCAGCAGCAATTACTTCTGTATCAGGAACTGGTGTAGTTTGTGTTGTCGTGTGGCTATATGCATAATCAGCATTTGAGAACCGAATGGTTACGGTGTACTTCGTTCCATAGGAGCCTTGGATGATGGCTACAAGAGCCTTCTGTTCCGCCACCGCAGTTGCTGTAGCTTCCATCGTTACAGCCGTAGTGGTGTTCAGCAAGAAGGTGTAGTCAGCAACCGTGAGTGCCCGTAGGTTCGCAGGGGTGCTGAGGTAACCAGAACCAGGGAGCGTGAAGGCTGTGGTGCCGCTGCCACCATCCGTATAGACAGGCTTCTCTACACCAGCAAGCGTAAATACCTTCAAAGTAGTTGAGGTTCCGCGCACTACATACCGCTCAACCGAGTCACGATTGATGAAGTGGATGAACGGGGCTGTTGCTTGTGTATCCGACAACCGTGCAATGTGGTTCGTTGGTGGCCGCTTAGTCAGCCCCTCGGTCAACGAAGGGTAGGCATTGGTCTGCTCCTCAAGCTGTGAGGGCAACCGCATCTGAGGGGGCTGCTGAGAGACCCCCTGAATCAGGTTGGGGATCTGGAGCGAGATTAAGCTCACGCCCACCTCCGGAGGTTCGATGAGACATCTGCATTGTTGAAGATGTTGAGGTCTGCTTGCTCAGATTCAAACTCACGAAGAGTCATCCAAGCCTGAACCTCATCACGCTCTGTGAAGGCAACACCCTTCTCACTCCCAACCAACCGGGCTACCAAGGTGCGCCCTGCTCTGATCATTGCGTACCTGCGGGCTGACTCAGGCATATCGTCCCATTCCAGGAGGATGACTACGTCCAGTTCATCCATGTCTGTCGTGAAGACATCCGTGGAGTCCTCACGGTTGTAAAGGAAACTACCTTTCTTAGCCACATCCTTAGTCGCATGGTCAACACGAACCCAAGCAGCGGGTACCGCAATCTTGCCATTGACATTCTTAGTCAGAGTCTGCTTGGTTAACTTGTTCCAAGACCACTCGCGGCTGCATAGGTCTCGGCAGACTTCATCGAGGATGTTAATGGACATACTCACATCAGCCGTAGCAGTTGCTTCAAGCGAAGACACCGGGGATTCCCCGATGCAGGACAGCATCGTGTTGATCGCAGAGATCTTCGTTGTTTCAGTGAGTGCCATGGGGTTCTCGATGGTTGCTTAGGGGATCAAACAGAATCCCCCTGCACCTATTTCTAGATGCAGGGGGGATAAGTGGTTAAACGGGATTAGGCAAGAGCAAGACCAATGGCGCACTCAGGACGCAGAACGCCGAAGCCAGCCATCATCTTCGAGACAACCAGGGTGCCCTGGTACTCGATCTTGCGCTCCATCTCAGTCGTGACATCGAACTTCTTGACGCAACCAATGGCATCAGCGTGTCCACAGATACCCCAGGCCTTGATCATGCTTGTACCAGCAGCGTCAGCCGTCGCTGAGTAACCAACACCACCGGCAGCGAACACATCACTGACGGAGTTCGCGTTGGCGAACAAGGCGATATTGGCAGCACCCGTAGCCAAGTCAACAAAGCGAGGGAACAGGTTCGACTTCATCAACTTGAAGCCAGCAACCTCGACGGTAGCAGCAGTACCCTTGGAGACATCACCCATACCGCTACCGTAATCCTTACTGAAGCGGAATGTCTGAGCAGTATTCACTGCTGGGGTTGCCAAGATAAGCTGATACTGCTCTGGACGGACAACGCAGAAACGACCGTCAACTGGCACATCCTTGTTATCCAAGGCAACCTGTGCTTCATAGAGCGAATCAAGGATTTGCGTCCCAGTTGGGGCAGTGCTGCCCTTAGCGATGGTCTCACCAACCAACGGCGTACCGTTAGCAGAAACACCGCTGATAGGCGAAGTGGTGGTGTTCACTGCTGCCCAGAAGGTGGACATTGCAAAGCGGTCATAGGCATACGCAAGCGCACGACCAAGTTCCGTTGCAATCGGTGAACGCACATCCCAGTGGTTGATCAGTTCATCAACATCATTGATGAGCGTATTCGCGGTCAGCATATTGTCGAGCGTAAGGATGCGCTCGGCGTACTTGAAGTCCGTGAGGTAACCACTTTCCTTTTCCAGGATGTTCTGACCTGGGGTATGCCACTTCGCAGTAGCGGAACCGTACAGTGGGAACGATGCAGACTTGCCACTGGAAATACTGCGGGTGCGAATGAGATCCTTCATCACACACTTGGTCTCGTACTGGGAGATGATCTCGCCCGAGAAGACCTTGAGGAACAATTCGCGTTTATCAGAACCACCGTTGAGGGAACCGGGACGGTTTCCTGCTTGATCAAAATACAAAGCCATAATAGTTTTTCTTTCTCAAAACATGACAAAGCAGGATTGTTGGTTGTCCTTTGATTACGGTGCAACACCTGAGCTGGTACCCAACGCATTGGGCAGCCCCGTGTCTGCATCATCTTCTGGGAGTGTGGCCACCCAGGCTCCTGCTGGAAGCCTGACGCGACCATTTGATTTCACCTTAGTTCCATCCTTCTGCACCACGAACACACGGGCTTGGACGCTTTCAGCAAGTTGAACCGGGGTACCCTCAGGTACCAGGATCACGTTGCTTGAGCAGCCAAGCACGAATATGAGCCCGAAAGTGGCGACGTTTGTCACCAGCACCCGGGTCAGCGTCTTGGGCATAGGTTGGTTCTTTGGCTAATTTGGTGAAGTAATTGAGTAGTGCCTCAAGGAGTGGTTTGAGCCACCCCCACATTAGGCAACCTTCTTCGAGGCATCCTTTGCGAGGATCAGTCCAACACCCGCAGTGATAGCGGCGATTGTTGCCCCGATATCCATGGCAGTCGTTGGGTCACCGTCGAAGAATGAGGTGAGTGCGGATCCGATGGCAACAACGATTGCAGCGATGCCACAAACAGTAGTGTTTCGATTTGACATATTTATCCTTGTTGGAAGTTGGAAGCACCCATACGCAAGGACACCTCGCGCCGGAATGCTGGATCAGTTTGATAGCGGGGATCAGTCATAGCAGTAACCATCTCATGCTTCGAGCGGAACCCAATCTGAGTACCCGTTGCTTTCCCATCGACCCGCGCAGGGCTCCGGTTCTGAGCATCGAATTGTGCCTTGAGGGTCTTGATGGCAAACGAGGCAGACTTCATGTTGCCGCTGCCCATGATCACATTGAACGCCTCTTGGTCATCTGCTGACAGGTTCTTCCCTGCCCAATCGATGACCTCGTTGAAGCCTTCACGGCCACCTACGACGGCATAGACACCCTCGGCTTGCTTATCAGCGACTGCCTTCTGACCTTCGATGTAGGCATCCACAACACCCTTACCGAGACCAAGGGACTGAAGCTTGGCATAGGAGTCCTCGGACAGGTTGCCCTGGTTACGGAACTCCGATACGAAGCCATCGAGTGCCTCTGTACCAATGACCTTGGCAGCAGATGCTTCATCAGCAACTGGCTCAGTCTTTGGATCCTTGGCACCCAACTTCGCCTGTAGTTCAAGGTAAGCCTTCTCTAACTCAGCGGCATCTTTGAACTTCCCGGCAAGAGGGGCGGGTGCTTCAGCGGACGCAGGGGATCCCGAAGGAGCCTCCGCTACCTGCCCAAAGTCACCCGCTGGCACATTGGCCTCTGCCTCTGCACGGGCGGTCTCCTCAAACCGTGCAGCGTAAGCCGCATCGTTGGGACCTTGTGATGGATTAATCTCGAATACTGGTGTCGCCTCAGCCATTTGGTGTCATTGCTCCTGGTTGCATCTGTTGTCCCTGTTGCATCTGTGCTTGCATCAACTTCGCACCACCTTGTACAACACTGGGACCGAGTTTCTCAATACTTGCTTGTTGCTGTGCCTGTTCGGTTTCCTGTTGGATCTGCTCTTGGCTCTTAACGAGTCCATTGAGGTCGAGTCCAAGTGCACTTGCTCTCTTCGTGAGATACCCCTGCACATTGAGGTATTGAGCGAGTGCCTGTGGTCCAAGGCTGTCCTTGACACCCACAACAAACGCATCGAGTTTCTGTAGATCCTGTCCACGACCAAGGGCATCAAGGCCGGTGACGATGACGGGACGCACCATGCCCTTAGGCATCTTGCGGAGTTTCTTCTTACGCAGCATCTGACCCATGACAATGAGTACGAGGGGCTGCGACAGTTCTTCGCTGAGGGTTGCGAACACACCACCCAAGGATGACTCCAGCTCTGAGATCATGGCGCGGACTTCAGTAGCAGTCACACGCTCTCCCCCACGCTGTACCGCAGTGTTCAGTAGGAACGCATATCCGAGGCGATCCTTAATCCCATCCATAGTGTCAAGGGCAACCCGGAAGTCCTGGTACTTCTCGACCTGAAGAACGCTCACATCGTCTGCAATACCTTCACGGATAGCACCGTTAGGAGCATCCTGTAGGGTTCGAGCCTGTGTGAGACCATTGGGGTTCACAAGGAACAGCATTCGTGATGCTGCCATGGAAGCCTCAACGATGCTGCGGGTCAGACCTTCAAGGCTGATCAGGTCACCGAGGTACTCCTCAACGAGACCGCGACCATAGTCCTCGTCCGATACACGGTTCCACCTGAGGACAACATAGGGCAGATCTTCAGCAGCGTAGGTAGAGCGCGAGTCTGCTACCTCGATACCGGCTACCTCTTGCCAGACATCAAACTTGCCTGATTCATTACGGCAAGCAATGGTGTAGACATCGACTTCACGGGCGACATCACCTGATTCCATGTAGACAGCAGCACGGATCTCAGGGGATAGTACGGAGAGATCAGACACTTCTTTCGTGACGATGTGGATGATGTTGTCTGAGGGATCCCGTTCAACGACATAACTCTCAAGCCCACGGAACCGCCACTTACCCTTAGGGGTCAGTTCGATCAAGCCGTTGCCTGAGATCAGGAGGTGGCGCATGGCCTCGTACATGATGGGTCGAGTCTGCATTGACTCGATTTCATCCATGATCTCCTTCTCCATCTCGCTGAAGGCATAGTCAAGTTCACCCAGGAGATCAGCGGACTCAGCAGCCCGGAGGGTCTCTCGGTTGATGGTGAAGCGGAAGAAGGGGGTATTCGGGGGGAGCAGCGAGAGCAGCAGTTTGGCTGCTAGGTTGTTGACCCCTCGGGCTCCAAGGCTGTTGTAGGGGGTAGGGAGTGCCGAGGCAGATCCTGTACCGGCGGCTGGATACATATATGGCAGCGTCAGTTCAGAGCACTTACGCGCCCGAAGGACATAGGAGGAACGCTCCCCATCCAAACGGTTCCACTTCTCCTTAGCCGAGTAGTCCATTTAGTAAGCCCCAGGGATGTTGGCGCCGGATCCATTGTTCGTCGGGCGGTTCAGGGGGATCGTCAGGAGATCCAACCCGAAACCACCGGGCTTGCGCTTTGCCATGGTTGCTGCCGTAGCCTTGAAGGATTCAGCCATCTTGACGGGTGCCGGTGGCGGTGGTGGTGATGGTTGTGGCTTCGGGATCGAGGGCATACACATGGTTATTTTTCCTGTTGTTCTTTGAGCTTCAGTTCGAGGAATTGGATGACTGACCAACTCCCAAGGCGATGCCAGATAGCGCGGTCTTGATCATCCAACCGAGGGATGGGTAGAGGGAACCGCGCCTTCAAAGCAACGATCAATTGGGGATTGATTAGCGGGATTTCCGTATCCTTCATTCCATTCATTCCATAGGTACCAATCCAGGCAGGATGACCTCGCCGGTGTCGTTCAATTCCATGGGCAAAGTGTTCTCCCGGATCCGGTTGAGAGTCCATTGGTAAGCCGCAAGGTTCCAACGGGCAGCCTGTAGATGGGGCTCATCCCGGTGACCAATCATGTACTTGGTCAGATGCCGTAGGCCTGAGTCGAGGTAGCGCGACAGGGGCTGCCCCTTCTCCCAGTTGCGATCCCCATACTTCTTGGCACCCAACTCCATGTACCGGGCATCTGCTTCGATGACTTCCCAAGGAAGGAGATCGAACCTCCCCTTCCCCTCCCGTGTATCCCGGCGGCTACCTGTGTTCCATTCCTGCCGCTTACCACTGTCCTTCAGGCTGATCCCTGCGATTTGATGATCACTCATTCGACCACCGAGTGCCTTCCGTAGTGGACGATCTTGGGTGCCTTAGGCTCAACACGGATGTCATCACCACACCCAAGGTTCACCAGGCGAACCTCAAGCTCACGGATCCGAGCGAACTGCTTCTTCTCTTTCTCAATGTAGTAGTCGAGTTCCGCCAGGATGTCGGATAGGAGGTTGTCCGAGCAAATCCCTAACCGGCGGCTGTCCTCTACACGGGCTACCAATGTTTGTGGCTTTGCCATTGCAGATCCTTTCAGTAATCGGGTGAACCGTCGATGATGAAGAACAAGAGAGCACTACAGGCCGCTAAGATCACGGAGATGCATCCAAAGGCAAGGACAAAGTCAAGCATGGCTTGGCTCCCATAGGCGAACGCGACCCGTCTTCTTGACGTAGTCACCCTTGCGGAGGATGTAGGCACACCGGGCTTGAGTAATGGCTACCGATGCTGACAGCCCTGCTTTCGCATAGGTCTCCACAACCCCTGCCCAACCACCCTCATCAACGATCTTCTCTGCCCGCACTGGACCAATGCATGGGCACCCTGGGTACCCATCGACTCTGTCGCCGGTGAGCGTTTGGATCAGATGGGTTCTGTTGGCATCAGCAGGGGTAACTGTGATCACACCGGCATCAGGGTTGTTGGGGTTGAACCAACGACCGGGGATGGTCTTCATGTCCTTATCAGCGGAGACAATGATGGACTTGGTCTTGCCTGTGGCGTAGATGCCCATGACATCATCAGCCTCAAGGTTCTTCCAGGTCTGGCAAGGCCAACACTCGTTGATGTAAGCGCGAAGCTCCACGAAGCAGATGGGCTTACGGGTTGCCTTACGGTTTGATTTGTACTCCGGGTACACACCCTTTCGGAAGTTCATGGCATCCGTAAAGCACACGGTGTAGGAGTCTCCCCCAAGTTTCTCCACGAACTCCACGATGTCTACATCAACTCGACTCTTAGCCTCAGCGAAGTCTGAGTGGAGCGTGAAGAAGTCATCACCCCAGTTGATCACCTTCTCTACCGAGGCGGCTGCTGTGTATGCGAGGATGTCACCATCGATAACAATATGTGTCTTCATGTCTCGTCCCTACCATCTCGCTCTTCAGCATTAGTAATCATGTTCCGCACCCGCATTGAGAGCATCTCAGTCATCCCCAGCATCTCGGGAGCACTCCCGTTGGTTTCCATCACGATTGCATAGGTGGTCTTGGATCTGTTCTGGTACCCAAAGAACACGAAGCAATCCATGCGCTTATCGATCTCTTCGAGTAGTTCTGTGGTGCTTGCAAGTTCAAGGTCTTTCATGGCTCTCCTTGTCCGTAGTCGATTCTTTTAAGGGATTTGATTCGTCGCATGAGTTGCTTCCGTTGTTCTGACCCTGGCGGCCAAGTGCGTATCTGCGTCATCAAGGATGCCTGTGCTTGTTTCTCGATGAGGTATGGGGAGACCATCAAGGCAGCGTTGATTGCCTTGTCTCCCTCGACGACCCACTCCCAGGCTGTACGGGCGTTGGGGTTGGTTGTGGACTTGCGGTGGATGCACCCACCCCATTCCTTCTTGAGCGCAGCGAGTACCACAGGAAATGTGTTCGTGACACATAGGCGCGGGCGACCTTTGCGGTAGAGCTGGAAGCATCCTTCACCATCGATATAGCCAGCCAGATAAGCAATCCAATTACTCCTTTCAATGAGTCTCGGCCCATGAAGCCCCGGTACGGAACTCACCATCGAGGGCACACCGGAAGCCAAGGGTTTCCCCTGCTGACTTGATGCAACCAACGGCACTGGTGCCAATGTGATCTTCGAGACCCCGACGGCATTCGATTTGGAACTCATCATGGATCCATCCGATGACTGCATAGTCTTTCCCCCATTCGAGATTTGCCCAGGACATATTCTGAACGAAGTGCAAGAGTGCTTGCTTCATAATGACTGCACCGGCAGACTGAAGCAGTGTGTTCAATGCTGCGTGTTCTGAGCGGATAGGTAGATGTCTGCCATCGAGACCAATCAGGTACCCCCGCTTCGATGCTGCTGATACGCAGTCTTTGAGAACCTTGTAGGCACCCACCTTCTTCTCGAAGGAACCCCGGAGCCGCTTGCCTTCCTTCACACCACCACCAACAGTCATGCCTAACTTGAGATCACCGGCTCCGTAGATCATTGCATAGATCAGGGTCTTAGCGATGTTCCGCTTCTCTTCAAGATCTGCATTGTGCTTGTCCCGCTTAGTCCCTGGTGCAACGATGCCGAAGGCGATGGCATTCGTCCAATGGATATCACCCTCAAGCACCGCCTTGCTGTAGAGACCATCGTCATAGGCATGGAGGAAGTGGGATAGGCAGCGAAGTTCTAGCCCCGAAGCATCAGCACCAACGAGTACCCAGTTGGGGCGTGGTCCAAAGAGGCTGCGACACTCCTTGCCATAAGGTGACCTTGAGGCAGGAACCTGCGCCATGTTGGGCTTACTGTGGGTTGCTCTGCCGGTGACTGCACCATTGGTATTGATGCGGCCATGGATGACTCCATTGCGAGACAACTTCACCCATGCTTCCTCACCCTCACCGATCTGCCCAAGACGCTTCACGATCAGTAGGTACTCACATAGAAGTTTGGCTTCCGGATAAGGGAGCTTGGAGAGCACAGCCTCATCGATCTTTGGTTGCCCTGAAGGAGTCACCTCCTCCGCTTGCCACCCGTAGAGTTCATTAAGACCTCTCGCAATGTCCATACGAGACCCTGGGTTGAATACAGCGGTCTTCACCTTGGTCTTCATCTGAATCATCTTGGCAGGGAACACCTTGACCAACTGTTCCTTGAGATCCACCCGCTTGATCAGTAGTTGCGCGGTGAGCCTGTCAGCACCAGGGCGATCAAAGTGCCACCCTGCTCTCTCAATGCGTTGGCAGATCCGAGCGACCCCTAGTTCCAACTCAACTGCTTTCGGCGCAGGACCCTGTGCAATCAGGTGCTGATAGAGAGCCAGGGTGACCTTGGTATCTACTTCGCAGTAGTCCTGCATCTCCTGCGTCCATGCTGACCAATCAGCGTTCTCGCCGTAGGTGTCCTTGAGGAGCCCAAGACGCTGCCCCCATGCCTTGAGGCTGTGGCTACCAATCAGTTCCTTGTTGAATCCAACACGCTTCCAATCATCATTGCGGAGGTCTGGGTAGACCAAGCGAGAGAGTGTCAGGGTGTCAAGGATCTTCTTGGTTGGGATGAACCCAAGGAGTTGTTGAAGGATCGGTAGATCGAAGCCAATGATGTTCTGACCAATGATGCAAGAGGCTTCCTGGAGAACCTTGATGGAAGCCCCATGACCTGAGGCAAGACTCGTAGATGTAAGGATGGCTCCGGTGTTCGCATCACGGGTGACGATGCACCAGATCCTTGTGGAAGCATCGAGTGAATCGGTCTCGATATCGAAGACCACAGAAGTGTCCAAAGTATTTGGACTATTGCTCATGGTGCTTGCTTGGCCTCAAAGGCAGCAATGCGTTCCCCGATCCACTCCATACAGTTGACTGCCATGGAGTTACCCAAGGCTTTGTAGCGCGGTCCATCGGGGCAATCCTCAGCAGC